GTAACTATTACCCTAAAGGAACTATCAGAACAAGAAAGGATGGTACTACCTTTGAACTCTATGCAGGGAACTGGGAAATAGAGAATAGATATTTAAATGAGTTTTAACAAATGATAAGTTTTTTTATTGTATTATTGATTAATCAAGTTAATTCAAGTTATGGCACATGGAGGAAAAAGACAAGGAGCAGGTAGAAAACCTAAAGCAGATGAGCTTAATCTAATAGAGAAACTAACTCCATTAGAAGATGCTGCATACCAAGCTCTGAAAGCTGGAGTAGAAAAAGGAGACTTTAAGTATGTTCAGTTGTTCTATAATTACTACGCAGGTAAACCAAGAGAAACAAAAGACATTACAATAAACGAAGACACTCCACTGTTTATTGATTAATGAGAGTCAGAAAGACGATAGCGTTTGACAAGCTTCTTGCATTAGACAAAAGAGTTAAGATAGTAAGAGGAGGAACTTCTGCTGGTAAAACTATTTGTATACTATCTATCTTAATAGATCAGGCAATAAGAAATGCAGGCAGCGAGATAAGTGTAGTATCTGAATCAGTTCCACATTTAAGAAGAGGAGCATTAAAAGACTTTCTAAACATCCTAAAGGGATTAAACAGATATTACGAAGAGAAGTATAATAGAACAACATTAAAATATACATTCTCTAATGGAAGTTACATAGAGTTCTTTTCTACAGACCAACCAGATAAATTAAGAGGATCTAGAAGAACAGATCTATTTATTAATGAGTGTAACAATGTTAGCTTTGAAGCTTACCAGCAATTATCAATAAGAACCTCTGGAGATATTTGGCTAGATTATAACCCTACTAATTTATTCTGGGTAGATAAAGAATTAATCAATACAGAAGATACAAACTTCATTACATTAACTTACAAGGACAATAATGAACTTCCTGATAGTATTATCAAAGAAATAGAGAAAGCTCGTCTAAAGGCTTCTAAAAGCTCTTATTGGGCTAATTGGTGGAGGGTTTATGGGCTAGGTGAGATAGGTACACTTGAAGGAGCTTGTATTCCTGATTGGAAACAAATAGATGTAATACCACCTCATGCTAGGTTATTATGTCATGGATTAGACTTTGGTTACTCCGTTGATGAAGCAGCATTAGTAGGACTATACAAACTAGATGATGCATATATATTTGATGAAGTACTCTATAGAAAAGGAATGTTAAACTCACACATAAGTCAATACCTTAAAAACAATCAAATACTAGGAAGCTTATGGGCAGATAGTGCAGAGCCTAAATCAATAGCAGAGTTAAATACATATGGACATCAAGTATTCCCAGTTACAAAAGGTAGAGATAGTATAGTGTATGGTATTAACCTTATAAACCAAAACAATATATTTGTTACACAAAGATCAAAGAACTTAATTAAAGAGCTTCAGGGTTATGTCTGGATGAAAGACAAGCAAGGTAACACACTACAAAAGCCTAACCCTATGTCTGGAGACCATAGTATTGATGCAGCTAGATATGCATTAACCTCACAATTACAAGATCCTAATAAAGGAGAATATCATATTTGGTGAAAATAATTAACAATATATTTGGATTGTTTAAAAAATGTTTATATATTAGCTTCATAATTAAAACAAATAACAATGAAAAAAACTTTTATACAATCATTTATGAATGATAAAACAGAAACTTTTTTAGAAATAGGTAGTACTGTAACTGAAGAATTTGATTCAATTCCTACTACTTTTAATGTAACTTCTAACAACACTAGATGGCTTACAATAGAGATGGAAAAATTAGCTAATCTTCTTGTAAAATGGAATGTAACAATTGAAGATATTAAATCTTCTTTACAAAATCAATTTGGTAATGAAAGATTAATTGTAATAATAAGATAAACAATACAGATGCTGATAACCCGTAGTAACATAAAAACACTAAAACCGATATCAACAATGGATTATGATCCTAGTGAGGAATTTAGTAAGTCTAGTGTGAATGGGCAGCATCTTTTTAGAAACAAAGAAATGAAAACAAAAGAAATGATTAAATGGGCTTTTATTACTTACACAGTAATATTTATTATATTAGGAATTATAGGAACATTAACTTATTACCTATCATAATGAAGACAGTATACAAAGCAACACAACAAGACATTAATATGCCTGTAGACAAAAACCTACAGAGAGACATAGTTAAATACCTATGCTGGGGATTTCCTCAATTTACATTCTGGATGATAATGCTAACACACTTTTTATTTTATGTCATTAGAGGAAGCTAGAAAGAGACTATTAATAATCAACCGAGAATTATTTAATCATGGTGGCTTGTCACAAGGTTCATCAATAAGAATCAGTAAAAAACTTTTAAAAGTAATTAATGAAATCGAAACTGAAATCGATAGAGCTGAAAACCAAAGATCAGTACGAGAAGGAGATGAAGATCTTCAAATGGTGTATTGATAATGATATAAGAGTTTATCGTGAACCAACAAGATTAGGAAAGAAACCACCTGTAATACTTGTACTAGATTATAAAGGACAAATTAAAAAAGGAACAGAAGTGTTCTCACAAGGAACAAAAGAACTAGAACATAAAATAGCAGAAGTATATGAATGGGCATATGATAGAGCTCATGATGCAATACAAAGAGAGATGAGAATAAAAAGAGATAATAGTAGTTAATAATTTTTTTTAATGTTAATTAGTTTGAGAGGATCAGAAATGGTCCTCTTTTTTTATACAAAAAACTGAATAAGTTATTGTTATAATATGAAAGTTAAGATACAAGTTCCAGAATCTTTAAGAGAGATTAGTTTAGAACAATACCAGAAGTATGAAAAGATAAACACAGAGGCTAATCAAAACTCTAATTTCTTATTACACAAGACAGTAGAAATCTTTTGTAATCTTAATTTACAAAACGTAATTAAGGTACAGTTTAATAGTGTAATGGAAGTTGTAAGAATCATTAATGACTTATTTAATAAAGACGCTAAACTTGTACCTACTTTTACAATGGATGGAATAGCTTATGGCTTTGTTCCAGATTTAGACAAAATAACTTTAGGAGAATATATAGATCTTGATACTACGCTAGGAGACTGGAGCAACATGCACAAAGCTATGGCAGTATTATACAGACCAATAAAAGACACACTAAAAGACAAATACATCATAGAAGACTATAAAGGATCAGAAGATTCTGAAAAATATAAACAGATGCCACTTGATATAGTTATGGGTTCTATACTTTTTTTTTACAATTTAAAGAACGAATTACTGAAAACTATCCTGAAATCTTTGAATCAAGAGGCGATCAAGGGGATGACTATTCAGCAGAGGGAGGATTTGCTAGGAAGTGGGGATGGTATAACTCGCTATATAGATTGGCTGGAGGAGATGCAACCAAACTTGAATCTGTCAGTGAATTAAATGTACATTCATCATTATACTATTTAGCATATGAGCAAGACAAATTACAGACAGAGAAAAATTTAATTAAACAGAAAACAAGATGACAGGATTTTATAACATAACAAATAAGATAAAAGAAACACTAGAAGCAGAACCATTTGTAAACAATGTATCATATGGAAGCTTTGACAATGTAGATCTTAATAAACAGACTATATTTCCTTTATCACATGTAATGGTAAATCAATGTACAATAAACACTAAAATACTTACGTTTAATATTTCTGTTATGTGTATGGATATAGTAGACATAAACAAAGAAGAAACAACAGATTTATTTTTAGGTAATGACAATGAGCAAGATGTGCTAAACACACAACTAGGAGTATTAGATAGATTAATGGCATTACTACAAAGAGGTGATTTATATTCAGACAAATATCAAGTAGACACAGATGTTACTTGTGAGCCTTTTGTAGACAGATTTGAAAACAAACTAGCTGGATGGGTAGCAACATTTGATGTACAGATACAAAACGATATGACGATATGCTAAACAACGAGAATACAAGAAAAGCATTAGAAGCATTTAAAGATTATGTAATCCAACAGTCTAGAGCTAATCTAACTAGGAAGAATAAGAA